GTCCTATTGGAACGGTGACAACGTGGGAGCAGAATTGCGACTCCGAGTCGCTAAGTTTGGCGCTACACCTGAAGACAGAATGCGACTTCGGTTGCAGGTTGATGGTGAAGCAGAGGGGGCCAAATCGAACAAGACCCTGTCTGATCAGCGACGAACTCGTCTGTTGAGAGTGGTGGGGGAAGTTGACAAAGAAGAAACGACAACAGAGTAGCTTCATCTCGCTCGGTTGGGACGCGATTGACTGGATTGAGACTTATCTAGTACACGGCCCAGGCGACGTGCAAGGCGAAGCGATAACTCTAGACGACGAACAAGCGACCTTCGTATTGAAGGCATATGAATTGGACAAACATGGGCGGCGGGTTGCACGACGAGCTTTCTTTTCTCGACCAAAAGGTCGTGCGAAGTCAGAGCTTGCTGGAATGCTCGTTTGCTTTGAGGCTCTCGGCCCTGCTCGCTTTGACCGTTGGGACGCCTTCGGCAATCCAATCGGACGGCCAGTTCAATATCCGTTCATCAGATGCCTAGCCACTGAAGAGACACAATCAGGCAACACGTACGACAACGTGCGTTACATGCTGGAGCACATCAAGACCAACTTCGGCACTGAATATCCAGGCATTGACGTTGGCCTAACACGCACTTTTTTAAAAGGTGGCGGCGAAATCGTCCCATCAACAGCAGCATCAGCCTCGAAAGACGGCGGCAAAGAGTCCTTTGCAGTTGCTGACGAAACACACCTCTATTCGAGTCCCGAACTCAAGCGAATGCACGAAACCGTAAGGCGTAACCTCGCCAAGCGAAAAGCTGCAGACCCTTGGATGCTGGAGACTTCGACAATGTATTCGGTAGGCGAGGAATCAATCGCCGAGCAAACGCACCGCTTATGGATTTCGATACAAGAAGGCCGCACAAAAAATCAAGGCCTGTTATTCGACCACAAGCAAGCGCCCGAAGTGCCCGACCTGCAGGACAGTGAGAAGCTGAAAAAAGCACTTGCTGTCGTGTATGGGCCCGCCTTCAAATGGCTCGACATCAACCGTCTAATGGCCGAAATACAAGACCCGATGACTAAAGCATCGGACGCAAGACGCTACTTTTTAAATCAGCCATCAACAGACACCGACCGCTACATGAACATCACAGCATGGAACGCAGCGGCTGAGCCTGAGGAGCTGATCGAAGGCACCGAAGTGGTGTTGGGGTACGACGGTTCGCGCAAAGACGACGCCACAGTGCTCGTTGCTTGCAGAGTCAGTGACGGCAAGATCTTTCAACTCGAGTGTTGGGAACGACCACCTGGGCCCGCGGGCTACGGCTGGGAAGTACCAAGAATCGAAGTCGATGAAGCAGTGCGAATGGCGTTTGCCAAGTACAAAGTGCACAAGATCTGGGCCGACCCTTCGGGCTGGCAGTCTTACCTCGACGCCTGGAACTCCACCTTTGCAGATAAAGTCGTCGCAGTTTACCCTTCCAGCCAGCGCAAGCTGATGGCACAAGGGCTTGACCGCTTTCTTGAGGACATTCTCGAAGGCAGACTCAAGCACAACGGCGCAGCAGAGCTTACAAGACATGTGACCAACGCGGTACCAACGCGGTACGGTCAAGTCATGAAGCCATCACAAAGTCACAAGATCGACGGCTTAATTGCCGCTGTTTTGGCCTACCTAGGCCGCACCGAAGCGCTTGTTAACCCCGAGCCCGTTGCACCCAAAGTCAGCTACCGAACTATTCAAGTCTAGGAGACCTATGAAGCGTTTTGACGTTAGCCTCATTATTGAGGTCTTAGGCGTTGCACTCGTAACGATTGGTCTTGCTCTATTCTCACCGCCGATTGCTCTCATCGCTCTCGGTTCTTTCCTCGTTTGGGCTACAGAAAAGGCTAATTGATGACCGCTGGCATTTACAACACAACTATTGACCAAGGCTCTTTGTGGTCGGTCGTGCTTGTGTACACTGACTCCAACAATACACCTGTTAACTTGACTGGCTACACAGCTGCTATGCAACTGCGACAGAATTACAACTCTACAACGGCCGATTTGACGCTGACTACAGCGAACGGCGGCATTACAATCGTCGGCGCAACTGGCACCATCACAATCACAGCCACTGCAACACAAACTGGCTTGCTTGACCCAGGTTTTTACGTTTATGACCTAGAGCTTACCTCAGGCTCAAATATCTCTCGCCTAATCCAAGGCCAGTTGACCGTAGCAGAGCAGGTGACACGATAATGGCCAATAAAGTCACCATCAACGAAACCAACAACACAGTTGAGATCTCAGCTCCTGGCCCACAAGGCTCACAAGGACCAACGGGCCCAACGGGTGCGATGGGCGCAACAGGCCCAACAGGTGCAACAGGAGCGGCTTCAACCGTAACTGGACCAACAGGTTCAACAGGCCCAACAGGGGCAACAGGTGCAGCTTCAACCGTAACTGGACCGACTGGCCCAACAGGCGCGGCTTCAACCGTGACTGGACCAACTGGCCCAACAGGTGCGGCTTCAACCGTGACTGGACCTACTGGCCCAACAGGCGCTGCTTCAACCGTAACTGGACCAACTGGTGCCCAAGGAGAAACAGGCCCAACAGGCCCAACGGGTGCGGCTTCCACAGTGACAGGCCCAACAGGTGCAACAGGTGCTCAGGGTGCCCAAGGCATTCAAGGTGTGCAAGGCATTCAAGGCGAGGTCGGTCCTACAGGTCCGAACGGTTCTACTGGTCTTACTGGCGCAACTGGCGCAACTGGCGCAACAGGTCCAACTGGCGCAACAGGCGCAGCCTCGACAGTTACAGGCCCAACAGGCGCTGAGGGAGCAACTGGCCCAACGGGTGCACAAGGCATTCAGGGTGTTACAGGCGCAACAGGCCCAACTGGAGCGACTGGCGCAACAGGCCCAACAGGCGCAGCTTCCACAGTGACTGGCCCGACAGGTGCAACAGGACCTCAAGGACAGTCAAGCAGCTTCTACGATTACAAAATCAAGACCACTGCTACCACTGGCGACCCAGGTGCTGGTTACATTCTTTACAACAACGCGACACAAACCAGCGCAACAGCGTTGAACGTCAGCCACATCGACAACGATGGCTACGACATCAACATCTTTTTGCATTTACTTGCAGCTAATGACAACATCATCATACAGGACGCCAACGACTCCGCCAACTTCCAAAAGTGGACGATAACTGCAGCGTTAATTGAGTCTGCAGGTTACGACGCGATTCCAGTCTCTTTAATCGCATCTGGCGGAACTGGCACTACTGGCTTCTCGAATAACCACGCCGTCTTTTTGGCAATCGTGTCAGGTGGCACAGTCGGTCCGACAGGCCCAACTGGTGCGACAGGAGCGACAGGCCCAACAGGCGCAGCAGGTGCAACTGGCCCAACTGGAGCTAACGGCGCAATCGGCGCAACAGGCCCAACAGGTGCCGAAGGCGCAACTGGCCCAACAGGTGCAGCGGGCGCAACTGGCCCGACAGGAGCTAACGGCGCAATAGGAGCAACAGGTCCAACAGGTGCGCAAGGTATTCAAGGCGTAACTGGCCCAACAGGCGCACAAGGAATCCAAGGGATCCAAGGCGTTCAAGGAGTTCAAGGCGACGTCGGTGCCACAGGTCCAACAGGAGCTAACGGCGCAGTCGGCGCAACAGGTCCAACAGGCCCAACAGGAGCTAACGGCGCAACAGGCCCAACTGGTGCGAATGGTTTAGACGGCGCAACAGGCCCGACTGGCCCTACAGGCGCAACAGGAGCAGCTTCAACTGTTACAGGCCCAACAGGTCCGACAGGTGCGGCTTCTACAGTCACAGGTCCAACAGGTGCTACAGGCCCAACAGGTGCAACGGGCGCAGCCTCAACAGTTACAGGCCCAACAGGTGCTACAGGCCCAACAGGCGCTCAAGGTGGGGACAACCCAGTTGTTGACTACATTGACGGCGGGGCAAACGCTGCTGGCATTACTGGCGACGTGATCTACAATTCGGGGTTGTCTAACGCAAGCAGCTGGACCTACACCATCGACGCAGGTGCGTCAACAACAACCTTCTAACAAAAAGAGAAAGAAGCCAACATGACAGCAAGACTCCAAAACCGCCGCGACACGGCAGCAAACTGGACATCTAACAATCCAACACTTGCTCAGGGTGAACTCGGTCTCGAGACAGACACCGCTAAGTTCAAAATGGGCGATGGCACTACTGCTTGGAACTCGTTGGCTTATGCTTACACAGCTGGTGCAGCTGGTCCTACTGGCCCGACTGGTCCAACAGGAGCGGCTTCAACTGTAACTGGTCCGACTGGCCCAACAGGTGCAGCTTCGACTGTGACTGGTCCGACGGGCGCAACTGGCCCAACAGGCCCAACAGGCCCTGGCCTTTTAGTTGGTTTTAGCCCACAAACTGGCAATTACACACTTGCAATCGGAGATCTTAACGAATTGGTCACAGTCAATGCGGCTGCTACCATCACAGTGCCACCTTCCGTATACGCGGCTAATGACCAAATCCACGTTCAACAAACTGGCACTGGTCAACTCACATTCGCACAAGGTGCGGGTGTCACAATCACATCAACTGGTGCAACAGCGTCCGCTCCAAAGACTAGAGCTCAATATTCAGCTTGTACAGTAATCTGCACAGCTTCAAACACATTTACTATCGTGGGAGACATAGCCTAAAATGCCAATCATCGGGATTGTAGCAAGCGCAAACTACCCAAGAGCACTTACTACTGACTATCTAGTTATAGGTGGCGGCGGCGGCGCTGGTGGTGGCCATGGTGGTGGTGGTGGCGCAGGTGGTTTGCGCACTACAACTAGCGTTAGTGGAACTTCAGGCGGCGGCGGAGCTTTAGAAACTCCCTTAACTTTGGCAATAAACACTTCGTTTACTATTGTAGTCGGTGCTGGCGGTGATGGTGGCAAAGGTTATGCTGCAGGTCCAACTTGGCAACAGAGCTATGGTAATCCAGGAAGCAATTCATCAATTAGCGGTAGCGGTATCACAACCGTCACTTCTGTGGGCGGTGGCAACGGCGGCGGTTACAACAACAATGCCGACCCATACCGCAACGGTGGCAACGGTGGTTCAGGTGGTGGTGCTGTAGGCCAATCTGTTTCTACTGGTGGTAGTCCTCAATCAGGACAAGGATTTTCTGGTGGCTCAAACACAAGCGGTTTTGGAGCTGCTGCTGGCGGTGGTGGTGCAGGAGCACAAGGCGGCAATAGTGCGGGTTCCACTGTTGCTGGCAATGGCGGAAATGGCATAGCAGTTGCAATTACAGGTAACTCTGTCACGTATGCTGGCGGCGGCGGTGGTGGCGCTGGAGTTGGTTCAACATTTGGCACAGGCGGTTCTGGTGGTGGCGGCAATGGAAGTAGCTCTAACGGCGGTTTTGGCGCCAATGGAACAGTAAACACAGGTAGCGGCGGCGGTGGTGGCGGTGGCGGTGGTGCGGGCGCTAGAGAGCAAGGCGGCGAAGGTGCGTCAGGTTTAGTTGTGCTGCGTTACCCAGGCTCTATCAAAGCAACTGGCGGCCAAAGCGTTTATGAAACTGGCGGTAATACTGTTCATATCTTCACAGCAAGTGGAACCCTAACAACAACAGCAAGTACTGCAAAAGCATTAGGTGGAACTATAACCCAAGCTGGTGGCTACTGGTATCACACTTTTACAGGTTCAGGCACATTTACGCCTTTGCAATCACTTACTGCAGATATCGTTGTTGTGGGTGGAGGCGGCGGTAGCGGCGGTAGCGGTGTATCCGACAAAGGTTCAGGCGGCGG